TCAGATCCCCATTATCTCTGCCTTGTCGGTCGCCACGATCCACGCCCGCTGCGCCTCCCAAGTGGCCTCCTGGATGCGCCCCGCGGTATGTAGCTGGTGACGGTAGAGCGCCCCGTAGAATCCGGGCTCCACCCCGAGATGCCCCAGGCCCGTAGCCGCCAGCGCCGCCACGGTCCAAGCGGCCTCGGCATCGGCCAGGGAGATGGTGGGGTCAGCCTTGATGGCGTCGATGCTCGCGGACTTGCCTGCGAAGCGCTCGGCTCTGAGGATCTGATCGATGGCCGAATACTGCCCGAACTCTCCTGTGAGCCCAGGTCCTGCGCCGAGCTGAAGTGCGGTCATCTCCTGATTCGCGGCGGCGTAGGATTTTGCGACGTCTTGGGAGAGTGACGAAATGACCTGCGCGGCGCTGGAGAGGGCCTGCATCTGGCCCCTGAGCCCATGCACATGGAGGGCTGCGGCCTGCCTGCGGACCTCGTTAGCGAGGGCGGATTGTGTAGCGGTGTCGAGTGCCATGGTGGGCTCCTGTCAATCCAATCTGTATTTCATGTTGTGGGAGAGGATGTCGTCGCTGAAATAGGTGTGGCATCCCTCGACGGTGAAGCTGATGACTTGCCCCATCCCGCAGGGGACGATGGCCTTCACGCGGCTCTCGCGTTGGGCTACCAGGAGCATTCCTGGCTGGAGGCTCCGCACCTCAGCCCAGCCCATGCCCACGATGGCGACCCTGTGCGTGTCGGTGAATTCGGGCTCTCGGCCATCCTCCAGGACCACGCGCATCCGGTTGACCCAGCGCGTGTGAGGCTCTCGCACGGTGCCCACGGCGGGCTCCATCGTCGCCTCATCCACGCCCACGACTTGCATCCCGTCCACGAGTGAGCCCGCCAGGACGGTAAGGCCAGAAGCGAGGGTGATCGGCACCCACGGCGCAGGACATCCACCGCCTCCCAGTGACCCGCCGCCCGAACCGGACCCGCCGGACGGTGCCCCTGTCGGGGGAGTGTTGTTGCGGGTGTACCAGCCACTCGCGGTTGGGTGGAACCAGCGCTGGTTCGACCATCCATAGGAGTTGCTGATATCGATCAGCATGTGCCCAACGAACGAACTATTCCAAACCGTGGTCCCAAACACACTCAGGAAATTGCCCCAGAAAACATCTCCTGTGACCGCATTGGCGCTGTCGCTGTGCGTGACGCTGTTGTAGTAGCGATCTGAAAGCTGCGTGTAGGTGGTGAATGTCGGGGTTGCTCCTCCGCCATTAGGGAAGATCTGGACCCTGGCTTGCCTCATCCCATCAAGGTTGCTGTCGGCCGCTGCGGGCTGGAGGTTCCAGCGGAACATCGCGAGACCTGATGTGGCGCTTATGGCGACATTCAGGCAGTCGATATCCGGCCGTCCATCTCGCGCGGTCGTGTCGTTATTTCCGCGCCACACGAGAACTCCATTGCTGGATGATCCGTCGATCGCGTTCAGTAGGCGGAACCAGTAATCCGTAAATTTGCGCTTCCCGATCTTGAGCCCCGCCGAATCCAATAGCAGCGCGGGCGTGGATGGGGTGTTGGTCATCATGCACGCGCCCGCGGTGGCATAGTAGCCTCCGTTCACTTCATCCACGGCCTGCGTGAAGTTCGTAGTGCTAGAGGCGGTGGCGGCGAGCTTCTGCGTCAGGATCGCGCCGTCCACGATGAGGTCAGATTTCACCATCAACTTCGCGTAAAGATTATCGAACAGCGCGTAATCGCCCGTATCCATGAGCCGTGCACTGATGAGAAACGATACGAAAGCGGCCCCCGCCGGGGCTTCAAGTTCCAGGGTCGAATCCTGATAGTTTTTGCTGTAGGAGCAACCTACGACATTGCCCACGTCCGCCAAAAGCAGCGCGCCCGTGGGGCCATAGAACGCGATCACGACTGCGGCCCCGCCCACACCCGAGCCCGACACGCGAAGGCCGAATGCCTTTGCTGTGAACCGATACCTCTCCCCTGGATTGCACGGGAGCCGCATCGGCTCTCGATCCGGGTACTGCCCCGTCACGCCTGGGACAGAACGGTAGCCCGATCCAGAGTAGGCATTCGGAGCATACACGTCTACGGCCACACCCTCCCAGCTCCCCGCAGGCGCTCCGGTCAGGTCCATCTCACTATTGCCGTTTGGGATCAGGTTCTCGCCTTGGACGACAAGCTGCCCCGCGAAGAGCTTCCCGAAGAGCCCCGTCGCGGCCACGAGCACATCCGTCCAGGCCGTGCCTGCGGCATTGACCTGCACCGTCCGGTGATCCGTGGTGATGGCGTAGTACCCGGCTGGGTAGGATGCCGAGGGCAGCGCGGGCTTGGATGCGTAGGCCCACGCGACCTGGTGCGGCTGGCTGGCCAGTTGGGCGGCGGCGGCCTTGTTGCTGGCGTCCGTGGCCGCCGCCGTGATTGCGTCGTTGCTGGCCTTCGTGGCATTAGCCTGTGCGATTGTGTTCTGCAGAGCCGTCCGCGCCGATGCAATATCGCTCCATTTCGTGCGGAGCGTGGCCCCACCCCCCGCGCCCAGCGGTGTGTCCTGGGCCGGGTCCGTCCATGCCGGGGTGAGCGCATCCAGAAATGCCGTGAGCGCGGCTCCAGCAGCCGTGTAGGCAGCGCTGGAGACAGGCGGCACGCAAGCATTAGCGGCTGCCTGTAGCTGAGCCATGGTCTGCACTTCCGCGTTGTAGTTGATGATCATCTGGGCCTTGGCTGGCATGCAGAGCCAATCCGGGTCCGTCAGGTGGGGATTGACCAGGGCGGTGGTTGCACCAGGCGTCGCGCTGGCGCCGGATCCAGTGGAGGACCATGGTGAGCTAGGCATAGAGGGCCCTCACGGCGGCGTTGACGTTGCTGATAGTGGTGTTAGGAGCCACGGCCACGACCAATTTCCGGTCGCCGGGTAGAACCTGCTGGATGGGCACCAGGTAGGCATCCGTGTTTGCAGGGTTCGTCCCGGTGAAGATGGCGATCTCGAACCCGTTGCACGTCACCCCAGAGGGGAACTGCCACGTCACCGTGATCCACTTCTTCTTCACGGTGCGCGGGTTCCCTCCGTTGTCATCAACCCCGTCGTTCCAATCGTCCTGCTGCATCCTCATGATGGCCTCGTGTCGGAGATTGAGATGGCCACGCTCGACGGCGCCGGGAGGGTGGTCGCGGCGGGAGTGAAGGTGTAGACCGGCACCGTGCTGGGATCCTGGCGACCTCCGCCCCAGATGTTCACGGAGACGAGCTTCACAAAGAGCTGCTGGCCAACCCGGGAGCCTGGAACCGGGTAGCGGAAGACGGCATCGTCTATCCGAACGAACCGCTCTCCCGCAAGGTGTCCCCCTGGCGGAGTTCCGTACGCACCACGCTGTAAATTTGTAAGGTTGTATTTGCTAGCGGCTGTAAGAGTGGCGGTCTGGTAGGACAGCATCTCGCCGGAGGCCCAGCAGGGGTTCAGCAGGTCTGAGGCGCTTTGGGCGTCCACGCTGTGGAGCTCACCACCGGAAGCAGTCAGGTCGACCGTCAAAGTGTTGGTGCTGTCCAGGCCCGCAGGCGCAGACGGGATGGCGGATGAGAGCGAGCCGAAGCGGGCCTTCGTGCTGATGACACCCGCGTAGGCGAAGGTGTTTCCATCTCCAGAGACCCATACCTCGCACCCACCCCAAAGTGGTCCTCCAGCCGTGGCGATCATCACCTCGGGTCCCCCAGACGCCCAATAGAGCGCTGGCACGTCGAGGAGCACTGGGGCCGTCGCATTCCCCGGATCAGCGTTGACATTAGGGGCCGTGCCATCACCGGACTGCGGGGTGTACAGCGTGTGGGCGGCCACGCCAAAGGGCCACTCCTCCGCGAGCACCGACAGGGTTCCTTCCTCGTTCTCCTCGATGTCGATGATGCGCACGGGCTTCAGGGTCAGCCCCAGGTAGGGCACCGTGAGGGTGACCAGGTCCATGGACTCGAGCAGGCAGAAGCGCCAGCCGAGCTTGAACTTGAACTTGTTCCGGCAGTAGACCGAGCGCTGGGCCAGGATCCGGGAAATGGTTAGGGCGATGCTCGCCCGCTTGATGCAGGGCAGATCCACAGCCTCGCTCTTACGAGGGCCGAATACCTCTGTATCGACCGGGTCGGGATCATCCAGGGTGTTCTCGTTGTAGTCCAGGGCCCGGTCCCGGAACTTCACCGGCACGCAGTTCCAAGCGTCGACAGGGCTCACTCGCTCGACCTCCACCGGATCCTCGTCGTCGTCCGCCAGGAAATCATCCAGAGTCAGGTCGTACAGCGGCGTAACGTTGGGGGTGTAGGTGGTGCCGTTTCCGGTGATGACCGTGTCGCCGTAGGGGATCACCTTGAGCTTGCCCTCAGACCAGACAGCCTCGCTGTTCGTGGCCTTCAGGATCTCCTCCACGTGGCCCTTGGCAGCCGCCTGCTCCGTCCAGCAGGGCGAGAGCCAGAGCCCAGCTGCCGTGCAGTAGGTCCGCCAGGTCGCCAGATCCCCGATGCGGGAAGCGTCCCATCCCGCGCCGGTAAGGGGATCGCTGAGGTAGTGAGGCAGGATGTCGGCGGGGTGGGCATCGAGGTTTCCACCACCGACCGAGCAGAAGCCCGTCACCTCGAAGCTGTGGTTCTTGAGGGTCGCGGATCCTCCCAGGTCACAGGCGGGGTGCACAGCCATGACGGTGCCCGAATAAGCCAGGGCCTGCGCCGGATGCTTCGATGTCAGGTAGGACCAGACACTCTGGGTCCGAGAGCCGTTCAGCAGCGTGAACCCGTAGCCCGCCAGGCTGCCTATCTCCTTGTCCCGCCAGACGCGGTTGATGGTGGCGGGCCCCTCGCAGATCGCCAGCATGACGGCGGCCGTGTAGGTGTAGGTCGTCGAGACCTGGGTGGAACCACCGCCGCCCTTTCCAACCTTCTGGGTGCTGGTGTGTGGGATCGCCTGAAAATCTGCGTAGTAGACCAGGTTCACCGCCACCCGATCCGTGCCGTAGACCAGGGCGATAGCCCCGCCGTAGCAGCTGGTCTGGATGGCAACCCCCGCCAGGCGTTCCTCGGTTTGGTAGCTCGTCTGGCCCCCACCGAACATGCCGCTCACTGGGCACCTCCCCACGCGCGCAGGCGCCAGCAACCCCGCAGCCGTTTGGCCAGGCCTTGGTTGGCGAGAGTGTCATCCAACACCACGGCGCCCGCCTCGATGTGGCTATGCAGGACCACCGGCCACTCGATCACGATGGCGCCGTGGCTGATGCAGCGGCCAAAACGATAGAGCGCCAAGTCTCCAGGTAGGGGCTGGGCCCCGTCCGGAAGCCGGTCGCAGAACCGCTCGACGATGGCCAGATAGCGCTCCTCGTCCTGGTGCATGTGCCAGTCGTGGGGATAGGTCCCTGGGTCAACAGGGGGAATCAGACCCACCGCCTCAAAGACCGCCAGCGGCAGCTGCCCGCAGTCCACCCCGGCGCCCTTCACCCGGGCGCCATGGTGGTAAGGGGTTGAACACCAGGTCATGGCCTCTGCCACCACCGCGGCGCGCTCCTTCTGCTCCCGGCTCATCGTGCTGTCTCCGGAGGCGGAACGAAGGGGAAGCCCCGGAACTTCGCGAGGTTGTTCAGGGCCGTGCAGGCGGCCACGGTGCGTGCGCAGCCCGGGTAGACCGTGAAGGTGTCGCCCGCGGCCGGAACGGCAGGCAGGGGCAAGGCCAGCCTGAAGGCGCCACCCGCCCAGCGTTTCACCGCCCTGCGCGCACCCGCGCAGGCCCCGCTCGTGTAGGCCAGCACCCCGAGGTCGAAATACCCTGCAGCCTGGCCCTGGGCGCTCGGAATGTTGAGGACCGTCGCACCGCTGCCGGTCGTGCCGGTGACGGTCTTGGCCGCCCTGCTGAGGCCGCAGCCCGTCGAGTAGACCGCATGGCCGCACCCGGGCTGGTAGAGGTAGCGAGGCATCTGAGCGTTGAGCTTCTCGATCTCGCTCTTCACCCCCAGCTTCACCCGGGTGGAAGACGGATCCACCCCGGCCACGGCCCCTTCAAAGAGGTGCACGGCGCCCGGGCTCGTGTCGCCTGGGGTCGGCATGAACACACGCTGCAGGAGCACTCGCGCCCCGTCCAACGCGCCGTTGGCCGCCGCCTGAGGGAGGGGGATCCCCAGGAGCAGGGCGCTGTCGCCGCAGAGCAGGGTGAGTTCCAGGGTGTCGACCTCAAGGCCCCGGGCCACCCGGGTCTTGCCACGCGTGAAGGCCGGAACGACCCCACCCGCCGCCAGGAAGGACTGGGAGGAGAGCACCAGGTCCGAATCCCAGGAGGTGAGACGGAGCACTTGGCCGCTCACCAGGGTCAGCGTGACGAGGTCCGCCATCAGGAAGGTGTTCCCGCTATTCAGGAGGGTGATGAGCTGAGCGCTGGGCGACTTCATCACTTCACCGAAATCAAATCGACGGTGACCTGCCAGGTGTGGCCCCCACCGCTCACGGTGTTCATGGCGATCCGCTCGGCCTCGAGCTTGTCCTGGTCGAAGCGCACCCGGCGCTGGGCCCCATCGTAGGGGTCGTTGAAGAGGAAGGAATCCCAGCGACCGCGATGGGTTTCGAAGAAGGTCATCAGGGTCTGGACCTCCTGGAGGGCGGCCACGGAACGCAGCACGTTGAACTTCAACTTGTAGACATAGCGAGGCGTGGCGCTCCAGGACGCCCGCAGTTCCTTGCCGCTCCGGCTCTTCTGGACCGAGGTCTCAAAGATCGGCGTGCGCTTCACGCTCACGTCGAGCCCCGGGAAGGTTGGGAAGACGAGGTTGCTCACCTCTTCCTCCCGTTCCGGGCCATCTCACCCAGCACCTGCGCCAGAGTGCCCTGGTGGTCCGTCAGGAACTGCTTCACCCCCCGGGCGTCCATGGTCGTGATGTGGAAGGTCGGGTTGATGGACTGCTGACTACCTCCACCCCCAGACTGCTGGTCCGCGATGATGTTGCGGAAACCATCAGATAGGCGGGCTGGAAGGATCATCTCCCGCGCGTGCGTCTGCACGAGGGGATTCACGCCCGCGGGAATGTCGTAGCCGCCTGCTGCCGACATGAGCTTCGAGGACATACCGATGACGGCCGCCAGGGCGACACCCGCCGCAACGGGAGCCAGGAAGGGACCGACATAGGGAATGCTCACGATGGCCGAATACGCGCCCGCGGCCGCCTTGTATGCCTGGATGGCAACCCACTTCAGGCCGGTCCAGATCGCCAGGGCCACGCTCTTGATCGCGCCCCAGGTTTCCAGAGCGATGCGAGCGAGCACGCTCTGGCCGGTGGCAGCGGTCTTCCCGGTCTCAGCGGCCCGGTGAACCATGACCTCCTTGGCCTTGTTCATCACAAAGACCGCCAGCATGCGCATCTGGCCCGCCACCCAGGTCGTCGCCATCTGGGCAATGGCCTGGTCAACCATGCTCCCCAGGCCCTTCCAGACGTTCGACATCGCTGCCGACCAGGTCATCGTCCCAGCCAGAAGGCCCTGGAGGCTGGAATTGAAGGCTTGGGTCAGGGGTTGCAGGAACCCCGTGATCTGCTGCTGCTGCTCGACGAGGGCCTGGCCGCGGATCTGGGTGAGCCGCAAGTTGTGCTCCCGCTCCAGGGCCTCGATCTGATTCTGGATCTCCTGCTTCTTGTTCGCGTCCGATTCCCCGCCTAGATCGCGCTGGAGTGCCGCTTGCTTGAGGGCGAACCGGCGCCGCTCCAGGTCCGCCATCTGGGCAAGTTCCTGTTCTGCGCTGATCTTCTGGAGCTGGGCACGAAGGCGAAGGGACTCCTCCTCGAGGTCGAGGGTGCCGAGCCGTGCCGCTAGCACCCCGTCAGCCTGGAGCTTGGCCAGTTCCTTGATCCGCGAGCCGTGGCGCTGCTGCTCCTCCTCCAGTCGTTTGTGGGCCTCGAGGGTGAGCTTGTGCCCCTCCCCATGGGTGGCCTTCATCTCCACGTAATAGCTCTGCGCGATCGCTACACGCTTGCTGCTGTCCTCCTTCGCGCCCTGGAGTTCGTCAGCCAGCTTAGCCTTGCGGCGCTCCTGGCCCTCGGCGTCCAGCTGCTGGCGCAGATCGTTGATCTTGAGCTGGGCCTTGATCCAGTCCTCGCCGCCCTGCTTCAAGCTGGCCAGCTTGCCTCGCCAGAATGCGAGTTCTGCGTCGCGGCCGTAAGCCTCGGCCTCTGCGCCCTGGCTGATGAGCTTCGCCTTCTGGGCGTCCCAAGCCTTCGAGATGGCTTCGAAGGGGGAGATCTTCGGGATATCGCCTCCGAGACCGTTTTCATTGATTGCAGCGCTTTCACCCTTGAGGGCTTTCAAGGAAGACAAGAGGCTCTCAATGCTCTGCTGGTAAGTCGTGGCCGCCTTTGCGGCGTCTGCCGCACGCTTGGTTTGCAGCCAACCGAGGGCACCAGCTAACCCACCTCCGGGCGTGTTCCCGAGCGCACTCAGGGCACCACCGCTGGCAGCGCGGTCACCAATCTGGGCCTTCGCCTGGGCTAGCTTTGCCTCGGTTTCCTTGATCTGGAGCTGAACGGATTTCTGCCGTTCGTCGTTGGCCGCCTTCAAGGCCTCCGCGATGCTGCGCTGGTTGCCAGCCTCATCCTTCAGGTGCTTGTTGAAGCCCGGGTAGATCGTGTTCAGCTGGGCAAGCGTGATTGCTAATTGGTCCTGGGCTTTCTTCTTCTGCTCAACCGTTGCTTTGGAATTGTTCAGGGTCTTGTCGAGGCGCTCCGCCTCCTGGCTGAGACCCATGAATTTCTGGCTGTTGTTGAGACTTTCCTGAGTGAGCTCACGATGCGCCGATGCCGCCCTGCTGGCACTGGAGATCCAGCGTTCCAGGCCGATGCCTGCCGCCACAACTGCTACCCCAACCAGCAACCATGGGTTGATGCTGCCGAATACGGCAGAGGTCAGCGCCTGGAACTGGGACACCGCGGGGCCCGTGCGCCATGCCAGAGACGCCAGGTGCATCTGGAGCTGTACGGTCTGGACCCAGGCCACGATCGCGGTCCCGGCCGTTATCAGCGCTGGAAGGAGGGCGACCTTGAAGGCCACCGCTGCAAGGGCAATCTGGACAGTGGTGAGGCTAAGCACGTCGCCCACGGTCTTGAACGCTTTGACCATGATGTCGACAGCAGGCGGGGCCACCTCGGAGAACCAAACGCCAAGCTCCGTGAGTGACGGGAGGACTTCATTCCCGACCTGCACCTTCAGGCCCATGACGACATCCTCGACGTCGTTCATGGCCGCCTTGTAGGCTTTGGTTGCCGCCACACCCTCGGGTCCAACGATAAGGTGAAGGCGCTCGGCCTTGTCCCTGGCATCGTCCATGACCTGAGCGTTGAGCTTAAGGAGCTTCGAGGCCTCACCCCAGCTCCGACCAAAGATCATCAAACCGGCTGCATTCCGATCCTGGGCGGTGCTGAGACCGTTTATCTTGTCGAGCACCTCCTGCATGAGTTCGCCGGTGGGCTTGAGGTGACCCTGGGCGTCCCTCACATCGATGCCAAGCCTGCGGAAACCATCCCCATTCGCCAGCGCCTGGCGCGTCATCATGCGGGACGCGCTGAGGTAGGTTTCGCTATCGGTGTAGATGTCACCGAGGGCCAGGTTGAGCACACTGGCGGCCTCGGTCGTGATGCCAAGGACCCGGCTCAGCTTCATAGCCTCGGTGGTCCACTGCTTGGTTTCTCCGATCACGTTGGAGAAAATGCGCCCGCCGCCGAACACGGCCGTGATCGCGATGACCGCCCCCCCGATGCTGGAGGCGATATTGGAGAATTGGGAGGTGATCCCAGAGGCAGCAGATTGGACGGCGGACGCCGCCTGCTGCATCCCCGCCTGGAGCGGGGCAACATTCGCGGCAACTTGGACCTCAATCCGCTGGTCATTGCTCATGGATCACCTCAAGTTCATGGAATTGATCAGGCCTTCCAACTCCGCCTGCTGCTGCTCTGGGTCGAAAGGACCTTCGGGTTCGGGGGCCTTGTACTCGAGGTAGGCGGCCACAAGCTCGTGGACGGGGGGTGAGGTGCGCCAGTATTCGGAGAGGTCCTCAACATCCACGAAGTAGAGGTCATCGATCCGCGGGAAGGTCCAGCCAAGGGCAGTGGCGAGGCGCCCATAGAGGGCGCCCCACGTCTGCCTCACCGACCCTGGCGCTTGACTTCCCCCGGGTCGGCATCCTTGGCGCCCGAGAGTCGCAGGACCGTGCCGAAGGCCCGCCCCAGTTCTTCCTGGTCGGCCATGTCCTCGACCTGATCCTGCGTGAGGTCCGGGTAGTTCGGGGCAAGGGACCTGTGGACCGTGAGTGCCATCAGATCCAGCAGCTTCGCGGCAATAGCCGGATCGTCGCTGCCCTGCTCCTGGAGTTCCGCAAACCCCACCATGGCCCGCTTGAGAGGGCCGACCTTGAGCGGCGCCGGCCTCCACGGCTTGCCGTCGAGCACCACGTGAGGATGCAGAGCTTTCGCGACTTTCGCTGCGGCCGCCTTTACAGGGGTGGTCTTGGTGCCCATGGCCTACTCCCCGGTGTAGAGGTCGACGACGCGACCGGCGGCATCGGCGAAGGCCTCGAAGTCGAGATCCTTCTCCGTGTAGTCCTCGTTCTTCCAGTTCAGGCCGAGCTTGGGGAGCGTGACCGCAAAGAGCTTCACGCCGCTGCTCTTGCCCCGGAAGGTGTTGAAGAGCACCAGCTGGAAGGTCGTCCCCGAGCCCATGGGCTGATTGGTGAGGCTGATGGTCTTGCCCACCGTGGTGCTCTTGTAGCTGTAGGAGATGGCGACCTGGTGCCCGGTGTCCGCCGCGGCGAAGGTGTATTCGCCGGTGACGGCATTGACCGAGTACTGGCCTGCCGCGGGCGCGCTGGCCACGCGCGTCATGGTCAGCCCCGTGTTCAAGTCGATGACGCCCAGGTCATCCTGCATCTGGGTCGGCGACTGGCTCACGGTGATCTTGAACGGCGTGGCCGGGATGGTGCCGACCTCATCCGGCACGCCAATCACGCTGCCGGTGACCGCGGAGCTTCCTAGGGCTGCGGCGATGAGGCCGCCGGAGATCTGGCCGCTCTTGGCCTTGCCGGAGACCTTGCCGCCGCTGCGCGCCACGTCCACGGCAAAGGTCTTGTCGCCCTTGAGCTCCTTGGTGCTGCTGGAGATCTCGAGGGAAACGTCCTTGAGGGTTGCGACCCGCTGGGGAAGCCCCCCGGCGGCGATGAGCACCAGCAGACCGGTGCCGAAAACGTATTGGGCCATGGTGGGCCTCCTTTAAGTGGTGACGAGGATTTCGAGGGGGACGGACGCGATGCCCTGGTCGCCCATGCGGTCGCCAGAGGTCTCGATGGGGCCGGAGATCCAAACTCGCTCGACGAGGCCGCCGAGGGTCTGAACGCGCCCGGGGATGATGCTCTTCAGGCGAGCCTCCACCTCATCAACGAGGGGGTTGAGAATCGAGGAGGGCGGCACGTCAGGGTCGGAGCTGTGGGCGTAGATGATTGCCTCTGCGCTCAGCAGCCAGGAGGTGGGCTCACCATCCGGCGAGTTCTTCGGTGTTTGGTCTCCTGCTGCCAGGAAGAAGGCAGGCTGATCGGCCTTGTCCACCTCCGTCCACAGGCGAGGGCGGCGGGAGGTGACCTTGAACCCGGGGATGGTTTTCAGGTGATCGAAGAGGGCTTGGTAGACGGCTTCGCGGTTCATCGCAGGGACTCTCGAACGGCCGCCTCGAGGCGGGTGCGGATCTCATCGCGCATCTCGTCGAGGACCGGGCGCAGAAAGGGCCGGGCCTTGATGTCGAGCTGGCGGGTGAACGCTCGGACCTGCACCGAGATCGGAGCAGGCAGGTCCTTGCCCCAGGCCTGCTTGAGGGTGCGGGTGTGCGCTTTGACGGACTCGGGGCCGGTGTAGCCCAGCTCCCAGCGCTTGGCATATCGGAGATTGGTGCCGACGCTGCCAGCGATCCCGAATCCAGACTCGACCACGCGCTGATTGATGGAGCGGCGCAGGGTGCCGGTCCGGTTCCTGAGCACCTGGCCGCTGAGCTTCTCGGCCTTGACCTTGCGGAGGATGGTCATGGTCAGCGCGGCCACCGTCTGGTGGACACGTGCCTTGGCCGCAGCGGGAACCCGGCCCAGGTTGGCCTTGACCTGCTCGGCACCGATGACCCGGGCGATCAGCATGGGGCGACCCTCCGGTAGTCCTGCAGCACCGTGCGCACGCTGTCGGGCATGTCCTTGGTGATGAAAGTGGTGGTCTCCTGGCCGAAGCCCTTGGAGGCGAGGCCGATGCGATCCCGTTCCCTCCATCGCAGCGCGGCCAGTTCGAGGCAGGCCTGCTCCACATCGACAGGAATCGGGTCATATCCTGCGGTGTAGGTGACCACCACGTTGCCCCAGCCCGCAGGCCACCAGCCGCTCACGCGCACGAGGGCGCTGGGGGTGGCGCGGTACGCCGTAGGTGGAACCTCCCGGCCGTCCACCATGACCCGGGCCACGGAGGTCACCGGCGCTTGGCGCAGCAGCAGGAGGTCGCTCCCGCTGCCGTCATAGGTCTCGGTGCGCTGGGCGGCCTTCAGATCTCGGCCAAGCCATGCCTGAATTCCCACGCTCACGGCCGTGACCAGGCGCTGGATCTGGGCATCAGCGGTGTCAGTGCTGATGCTCAGCCAGGCCTTGAGATTGGCCACGGTCGTGAGGTCGCGGGGATCAGCGGACATGGCTCAGTCCTGGCCCTTCAGGGCGGTGGTCACCGCCTGAATGAGTGCGGGGCGGTCGAGGCCTTCCACGTCCAGGCCGAGTTCAGTGGCCTTGGCCTTCAGGTCGTCATTGCTCCATTGCGGGACGGGCCGGGGGTTCACCTGGGAGGCGGCCTTGGGCTCCTTCCAGGGCAGCAAGCCGAAGGCCGCGAAGACCTCAGCAGCCTCGGCCGGGGCGTCGATGATGCCGTGCTCGTCCGCCTCGAAGGTCTCGCCCTCATGGCTGGCGCTGGTGATGTCGGGATGGTGGAACTTCATGGGGGATCTCCTGGGGTAGAAGAGGACCGGGAGCCCCGAAGGGCCCCCGGACAGGGTTCAACTCAGCCGTTGGCGATGTTGCAGATGGCACCCATGGAGAAGGGCGCGAAGTGCTGCAGCACGCCGTCGGCATAGACGCCGTACTCGTACTTGCGGCTCTTGATGGGCCACTCGATCTGGTAGTAGTCCGCCCGGAGCTTCTTCTGGAAGGGGTTCGCCGTGTTGGGCAGCGGATAGGGCAGCCGCTCCGTCACGAAGAACACCGTGCCCGGGGCGAGGTTCGGGTGAACCACGATGGGCACCTGGACGTTCATCACCTTGTTCAGGTAGCTGCCGATCACCACGCCCGCGGAGATCTGACCGTCGGTGATGCTCTTCACGTCCATGGCGAAGCGGATCAGGGGCGCGCCACCGTTGCCGATGATCTTCTTGGTGATGTTCACGCACTCCTGGGCGCTCACGAGAATGAGCGTGGGGCTCATGCGGAAGCGGTTGTAGAAGGTCGCGAAGGCCTGCTCGAATTCCGCAATGCCGCCCGCGCCATCACTGGTGAGGGGGGTGCCACTCCCGGCGGTGCCGCTCGGCTGGGTCAGCCAGAAGGCATTGCTCCCGGCCTTCGCCGCCTGCATGAAGAGCCCGTCGTAGTCGAGCCCGCAGGTGCTGTTGTCGGAGGCGGCGAGGCTGGAGGCCAGCTGGCCGGTGCCTGGCACCGAGGTGATCACCACCGAGTTGATGGAGGTGACGGCGCAGAGCTTCTCGTTCCCGGCCGTGCCCGCGAACCAGGCGTAACCCCAGGCACCCCGCACTGGCGCCACCGTGGCGGCCACGCTGTTGCTGGTGCCCGCAGAAACCGTAACGGAGGCCGCAGCGCTCTTCTGGGCAGACCCGCCCCCGAAGGTGTCCGTGGTGCCGTCCGCGTTGGTGCGGGTGATGGAACCGGGAACCTGTGCGGTGGTGGAGTCGAAGACCTGCCCGATGACGCCGTTGTTGTGACCGGCGACGTCCATGTAGGCCTGCGGGCCGAGAGCCACGCAGATCACGCTGAGGGCCACGGAAGCCCCGATGGTGCCGCCGGAAGCCGAGGCCGCCAGCGTGGGCGTAGGGGTGATGCCCAGGGGCACGGAGGTGTTGCCGCCCAGATCCAGGCGCTCCTCCTGAATCATCGTGGCCTGCAGCAGCTGGGCCGCGGCCATGGACTTGAGCTCGGCGAAGCCCTTGGAGCTGAAGTCGGCCTCGAAGGTGACGTAGTTGTCCAGACCGAAGCCGCGATAGGCCGCGAAGTACTCGGCCGTTGCCTGCTGAATGATCGCGCCGCGGTTCCCTTCCGAGATGCCCGCACGCTGGTTCGTGGTGTTGATACCGGTGATGGCCTTCCAGTTCGCCTGGGTGCCGAAGCCGCCCACCACGCGTGGGATGCGGTTCCGCAGGGGCGTGAGCACCGGGTAGAGGACGGCGGCCGCAGGCGCCAGGTCATAGGCCTGGAGCCCCTGGGTGGCCGCGCCGGGCTGAACAAAGAACTTCAGCAGGTCGTCGCTGGCGGCGCCCTGTGCTTTCTGGAGAAGGGCCAGGGTCTCCTGGCTGACGTTGGGGGTGAATGACATGTGACGCTCCTTCCCGCCCACGGCGGGCTATGGGCTGGCTTAACGCCCGCCGTGAATGACCTTGATGAGGGCCGCCGCCTGCTGTTCGGGCGGCAGCTTCTGGATTTCCTCGGCCTGCTTCTTCAGGGCCTCAGCCTCCTCGGGCTGGGTGATGTCCTGGCCCTTGGCGACGACCTTCACGCCCTTGGGAGGGGCGGGCATGGCCTTGAGGGTGGTGATCTCGTCCTGAGCTTTCTTCAGGTCGGCCTCGAGCAGCTCGACCTTGGCCAGCGCCTCGGTGCGCTCCCCGTCGAGCTTGGCGAGTTTCTCGGTGTCGTCTTGCAGACCCTCGCCCTTGGCCAGCTTCTCGGCCATGGCCAGGACATCCGCGGCAGGCGGTACTGGCAGGTTGGCCAGCAGCTCATCGATCGCGTTGTACAGGACCTTACGCAGCTCATCCTGGGTGGGCTCGTCGCCGTCGTCCTCGGCATCCTCGAGCTTCGCGATGGCCAGCTTGGCGTCCGGGTTGCAGGGCCGGTCCACGAGGCTGATCTCGTTGAGTTTCAGGCCGGTGATGACCGACTTGTTGAGGTCGTCGCGCCCGGTGACCTTGCCACCAATGCTGAAGCCCTTGAGCACCGGAGGGTCACTCAGCACCTTCTTGATGCTGCCCTCGTCCACCACCAGCGCCTCGAAGCGGGTGACCCCGTCGTCGCCGGTCTCGATGGAGATGGCCGCCCCCGCCGCGATGGGCTGGTGCATCTCGCGCACAGCCCCGAAGGCCATGTAATCAGGGATGGCCGCCTTCATGGCCGAGGCTGTGACCACCTCCCCGGCGCCGTCCACGGTCTCGCTGGAGGCGATCCCCGAGACCTTGACCGTGCCGTCTTCGAGCTTCTCGACCTTCTCAAAGTCGCCGTAGAGCTTGAATTTGCGGTTGTTCTTCATGGCTATTCCTCCTCTTTCAGGGCTGGCAGTAGGTCGCACAGGCAACCGGGATGAGCGGGCACCGTCATGGCGCCGCTCGGAAAGGGCTCGGCGGCATTCCCATCGGCGTCCATGGGCACCACCGCGCCGTTGTTCATCTCGCACTCTTCACAGGTCCGCCCGTCGTCCCCACCGTTGGCCGTCACCCATTCCAGGCCCGCCACCACACCGCTCTCGGCGTAGGCCAGGGTGTTCCCGCGCACATCCGCGAAGGCCCGCTCGGTGGTGGCGATGAGTTCCGCCCGCTGGTCACTGAAGGCATAGGCGGACGAGAGCGCGTCGGCCAGCTCATCCACGCTCATGCCCAGCTCAAGGGCCGCGGCCACGTCGCCCGCGATCTTCTCCCGGGTGACATCAGAGATCTTGGTGACCAACTCCGCGGCATGCTTCTCCGCCCAGGCCACGGCCTTCTCATTGACCTGCTCGAGCAATTCCTCGGTGGTCTTCCCCAGCTGCGCGAGGGCTGCGCTCCCTCCGTCCTGGGCGATCGCGGAGAGGAGGGGCTCCAGGTCCTCGCCCAACCCGCTCCAGTCCATGCCCACGGCCTTGAGGATTTGCAGGGCTTCGTCGCGGCCCATCTTCTGCAGATCGCCGGAGGCCTGGGCCTTGCCCACCTCGGCGAAGATGGCTTCAGCCAGGGGGCGCACCTGAACGGCCAGGAAGGCGGCCGTGGTCTTGTGGATCTTGGCCTCGAGCTTCTTGAGGGTGGGGCGGTTCCGCTTGATGGGCTTCAGCTTCTTGGTGGCCTTGGCCAGCGGGTCATGGGCATGCCCGCAGGGGCAGGCCTTCGACACGGCGGGAGAGGCCGGAGCCTCCCCCGCCTTCCCGGGCTTCCCCTTCCCCTCGGAGTCGCCCCCCTGGCCCGGGAGAGCAGGGGAGCTTTGCGCGGGTAGAACCGGCTCAGGCTTTTCGGGCTGAATCGGGTCCACGATGGCGTTGACGATCTGGTCGGTGATCGCCGGGAAGGCCGCACGAATCATGGCCTTGGCGCTCGCTTTGGGTAGGCCCGCCGCCGCGGCCGCCTGCACGATCTGAAGAAGGCTCGACACCTGGGCACCGTTGAGGGCGGTGTCCTGCACGGCCTCGCCACCCCCGGAGACGCCGGGCCCGGTGCCCTCTTCGGTGTTCTGGATGGGGTCGAGGCCTCGATCCTCTCGGCACTCGTCTACCGTGCGCACGCCGGAGCGGGTGTCGATCTCGTCGATCTCGGCGCGGACCTTCGGGTCCACAGCCTTCTCGTCGCTCCAGACAAACTCATAGTCCGCAGCGTTGAGCCAGGTGGTGAGGATCCAATCGAGCGCCGCCTTCACCCAGTTCTGGACCGGGGCCAGGCCCTCCTCAAGAGCCATCTGGTGAGCAGTCTCGGCCGTGGCCCGGTTCATGATGGCGACCAGGGCCTGAGGGCTGACGCTGAAGGCGTAGCAGATGATGCGGGCCAGCCACTCGTCGAGGGAGTCCTTGAGCGCGCCTTCTTTGGTATCGATGGGCTTGACGCCCTCGGGCACGAAGCGGGCGCCCTTGCGGTTCTTCAGGCTGTCCCACCAGGCTTGATACGCCTTGATCTGCTCGACGCTCCATTCCTTGGGCGCGCTGAAAATGAGATTGGGCGTGCTGCCCTCGGTGTAGAAACTGAGCTGGTGGAGTTGGCGGCGCAGGGCGATGTTGACCGTGGTCATGACCTGCTCGACCGGGCTGTAGCCATAGACCCGGTAGCTCCGCAGGTTCCTCGGCATGTAGAGCAGCTCGGTGCGCTCGTAGTTGGCCGCCGTGACGCCGTGCAGGATCTGCTGGTAGGCCGGGCCCTCCTGGGGCGTGCGGCCGGTGGCGTCCAGCACTCGCTTGATCGTGGCGCCGTCGATGATGTCGAGGCTGTAGGGATCTCCTCCCAGCGTGCGGCGGCAGTAGACCGTCGGCGCGTCGATGACGAAGAGGTCGTCAAGCAACGTCCGCAGCCATTGCCCGAAGGTGTGTTCCCGGTCGGGGCACTGCAGGAATTCACGGATTCGCTTGGCCGTGGGATCGACCGGGGCGCCCTTGCGTGGCTTCTCGCCCCGCTTGCGAATGTCCCAGTGGAGCTTCTCGATCTGATCCTTGCGGGTTTCGATGACCAGGCGCAGAAGGTCATAACCCTCGGCCAGGCCCCGCAATTGGTCAAAGGTCACGCCCTCCAACGCCCGCGGCCGCTGCTGGAGGTTGATGCCCGCCTGGAAGTCGAAGGCCCTGCCCTCCGCACCGGCCTGGGCAGATGCCGCGGGGGGCAGGCCGGGGCCGAACCACTCCGAGCCCGTGGCCTGTCCAGCGGTGAACTGGAAGATCCCCGCGCCGGGGAGGGGAGTCTTGATGCCCTCGCTCACGCGTCGTCCTCAGGGTCTTCGTCGACGTTCAGGGGACAGACATCCCCGTTCAGGCAGCCTTTGGCCTGAAGGGAACCGTGCAGGCGCGCGTTGAGGATTTCCTGGCGCCGGATGCGCTTCTCGTGGCCGTTCAGCCCGGCGGTGATGCGCTTCAATTCGTTCACCACCATGAAGCGGAGCATCAGACCCAGGGCCGTGATGATCGCCAGCGGCTGGAGGTAGGACGGGATCTCGTTCACTTCAGCCTCCCGCCTACATAGCCGACGGCCAGGCCACCGGCGAACCCTTCAATGCGGCCCTTCCAGCGCTCGGCCTTGATTGCGGCCAGCTGGGCCTCGTGCGCTATGCGGAGACAGGCCAGGGCCTTCTGGCTTTCGCCATAGGCTGACTTCCAGGAGGTGCTGGCCGCGGTGCGCTCGGCCATGGCGGCCTTAAGGTCGACGTTCTCCTTGGTCAGCGCGTCGATCAGCTGGTCCTTGGCGTCGTCGAGAAGCACGGGGGGCGGGAGAGGCTGAAGCTCGGACACGACCGGAGCCTTCGGAGCCGCGGCCCTGCGCAGCCGGGACACCTCCGCCCGCAACCGGGCGACCTCGGCAGCGTCGGCCTCGAGCGTGGGCGCCTTGGCCTCGGCCTGTTGATCGTGGAGCGTGCCCTGGGCCGCGTGCACGACGCCCGCCTGGTCGTGCCGGTCGGACTGGGCCGCCTGCTGCTTCGCCTCGTGGCGGAGGTAGCAGGAGCGTCCCCAGAGCCCGAAGATCATAAGGCAGGCGCCCAGCAGCGTGGGAAGCAGCCACTTGGGGAGAATCGTCGCAGGGATGAGGTCGTCTGGTGTCATCCCTGCACCCCCGGGTCGGTGATCTTGTGCCACCCGGCGAGGCCGCCGGTGATCGTTGCTGAGCCCAGGAACGCCGCTACGGCGCCACCCCCGAGGTCGCCCTCGAGGGAGATCCGAACCATGCAGGCCAGACCCAGGCCGAAGGTCGTCAGGCCGGAAATGACCGCGCTCTGCCAGAGCACCAGCGCCTTCGGGCTCTCGGGTTGGTCGACTCGGCAGAACCTTTCGAGGAAAGACAGGCCGCGGGTCTCAGGCACGCCGCACCCCCTCGGGTGTCCATATCCCATAGAAGGGATAGCGCCGGTGCCCGTCGATGTCCTTGTCCAGGCGCAGCTCGTGCCGTGGCACGTTGTTGTAGCGTGGGAGGGCCAGGCCGATGTGGATGCAGCCGCGCTCGAGGATGAGCTGGTCGACGTCCTTCATGAATTCGGGGTCTGCTACCAGGGCGTCGAAGGCCTCCTGCAGCGTGAGCCCCTTGGGGACCGTGTCCGCGGCCAGCCCTTCCAGGTGGGCGCTGCCAGGCGAAACGCTCCCGCAGGCGATGTTCAGGGCCCGGCACCGATACCCGTAGGTGATCCGCACGGGGCAGTCCCGCCCCAGCGTACGGGTCCAGATGGCCCGGGCCTGCTCCACCTTTTCGGCGGTCCTCTGGATGTTCCCAGCGTATTCAACCGGCGGGTCGTTCGGGATGCCCGGCTTGGTCCGGGTCATCTCCTCGAGCGAAACGTGAGCGGTGAGCTGCATACCTCACGCTCGCGCAGGCCCGCGACGGGGGCCACGATGGGCCCCCGTGTTTCCCGCATTTCCCGCATTTCCCGCGTTTTTTGTTGGGGATGGTCAGAGGGGCGGGGCGCAATTTCCGTTGGGGGGATTTACTTGACCTCTCGGCGCCGGTGGTAGACTAAGGGCTCATTCCCTATAGTCCCTCCCGCGCCGCAACGGCAGTCCCGGTTAGCTTTGCTCGTTAGGCCCTTGAACCAAAGGCATTCCATGACTATTGAAGAAATGGTTTCTGAGCACATGGGATCCCTGATTACCGAGGGCCAGTGTTTACGTATTGGGGGCCCTAACGGCACTGTCAAATCTGATGAACATATTGAGAATTGCATTGGGTGGTTAAGTGCTGCTGGTCATGTAGTGCAATTGGTGATTCCAAATCGTGAGAATATATATAGAAAAAAAGCCGAGGAAATTTGTTCTCGCCCTAGCGGAAACTTCTCACACTCAGCCGTAGGCGAATTCACGGAACTGCTTAAACGACTATCTGCAGATGTTACTCGCGGGCTTATTACCACTATTGTTAATCGTACTCAGGCTGAAACTTTTGATGATTTTCTAGATCATGGCAGGGCCTACTTGAAGGCCGAACAGGTAAGAGAGGCAGGAGTCATTGTCGGAGTTGTCTTCGAAGATTCCCTCCGCCGTGTGTGCCGGAATCATGGAATTATCGATAAAGATGTGAAGCTCGATGAATTGATCAGTGCACTGACGAAGCTTGAGGTAATTTCTCCAACCAAGGCAAAACGAGCTAGGGTGGCTGCACATGTTCGAACCAAAGCGACTCATGCACAGTGGGATGAGTTCGATTTGAAAGATGTGAATGCCGCTATTGAGTTCACCAAAGAACTGATTGAGTCACAACTGGATGAATAGTCCTCCTCCGGGCTTAAACCTTCGCTCAAACCGGAAGCTGCCCCCGCAAGCCACCCTCCGCCCCTCCCGCGCCGCAAAGATGGCGCCGATTAACCCCTCTCGTTAGCCATTAGGTGTAGACCATGCCAACGATAAACATCCAAGAGCTCGAAAAGAGTCTAGTCATCCATTTCAACACTGACGACAGAAGCATTAATGCCTACACCCTCGCTTCCACACTTGCGGCGATCGCAGACGCGGCTAAATATGCGAATGGTTCACTTAATCCAGGTTTTGAAATTGAAATCGTCGTAGAGGCACTCGGTCCAGGTAGCTTCCGGGCCCAACTCAAGGCGCTCTATATATCTTCAAAAAATCTATTCTCAAACCAACTACTGTTCGGCCTTGTGGTCGGTGTTCTTGGAAACTTCATCTATGAGCGAACACTCGCCGTAAAGGAACAACTCAAGGTAGAAGTATTCAGTGAAGAAGTGATCATTTCTCAGGGAAGCGATCGTGTCATTGTTCCAAGGGCAGTGTACGATTCCACCCGAAAGGTCGCCCAAGATCCTCAATTTGAAAAGGCAATGTCTCGTGCATTTGAAACAATAGCAAATGATCCAAAGGTGAAATCAATCGGACTCGTCCCGACTATGAATTCACCGGCACCGGAAATTCTTATCTCTAGAGAGTCCCTACTTCTCGCTTCTATTCAGGAAGTTGACAATTCTGATAATAAAATTGTGCACGAACCTGCTGAAATTCAAATTATTAAGGCCATACTCGACAAATCCAAGCGTAAGTGGGAATTCATGTGGCGAGGATTTAAAATTTCTGCCCCAGTCACACATGATAAATTTTATTCAGACTTTTTTGCTCACGACATCACCATCGCACCAGGCGACACCCTAAAGGTAACCCTTGCTATCAAACAGGCTAAAGACCACGACACTGGCATCTACGCAAATATCGGGTACGAAATCATTGAAGTACATGGCCATACTCCACGCATCAAGCCTGCGCAATTGTTCAAGGGCCCGTCTCATGGCTAACCCCTTGTTCAACCCGGACGCTGCCTCTGCGAGTCACCGTCCGATCCTTCCGCGCCGCCGCGGCAGCGCCGGTTAACTCCATACGTTAGGATACTGATGGACATCCCAAAAGAAGCATACCCGGCAGTAGGCGCAATTTTCGCATCCCTTATTGGTGGTGCTATTTCATTTCTAAGTCTAGTTTTGTCAAAAGAATCAAAAATTTCCGACTTCCGGCAGGCATGGATCGATGAGCTCAGAAAGGATCTCGCTTTATTCAATGGACTTATTTCAAATCTTTATTCAAATGTTGAGTGGAGAAAACGCAAGGATCCCCAAGACATCAATAATTATTTCAAAGAACGACATGATGATTTTGCAAAAATAAATGAAGTTGGGGCGCGAATTTACCTGCGACTCAACAAAGACAAACACAGCAAACTGATTGAATTACTCGATAAGGATGACACCGACGAAGGCATACAAGACCTTTTAGTCACTGATAGCCGTAAAAAATACCTTAGCGAGTTGAGGCATGAATCCAGAGAAGTTCTAAAGACAGAATGGGAACGGGTGAAACGTGGTGAGCGCACATTCAGAATTACAAAATGGTTTTCATTCGCTGTTTTCGTCAGCGCCATACTGATTGGCGTAACCTACGCGACAAAATCCTGGTGGTGGAGATTTGTATCCTAATCCATCGTTCAACCCACACGCCCACCCCTCACGCCGACTGAGCCACCACTGCAGCCTGGGCGGCCAGGTGCTTCACCGCCGACTCCAGCCACCGATAGTGCCCGCCCGGAAGCTTCCGGGAGGGGATGATGCCCTCGAACTTTTCTCGGAAATGATCCCTGCTGTAGCCAAGGATGGCGGCGGCCTTGCCCGTACTGATCCACGCCTGGTTCATGCCGCACCCCCCTCTGCCTGCTGCTGCATCCAGTCCAAGAGCCCCGTGGCGCCGCCGCCCATGACCAGGTAGCGAATGAGCTGGGTGAAGGCGTCTACCTGGTCGTCGTGCGGGGCCTTGGGGAAGGCGTAGAGCTCCTCGAGGAACGCGTCGACCCACTCGGCCCCCAGGGGGAGGTAGATCAGGCGTGCCTCCCAGGTGGGCACGATAGCCCAGGCCCGGGCGACCTTGTCGGTGTCGACCTGGACCGGCACCACGGGGAGCGAGGACTCGAGCTGCAGCTCCTGCACCAGGGACTGGCCCGAGGCCTTGTCCTCGATGAGGAGCGCCGAGGGGCGGTGCGCCCCGGCCCAAGCCTTGGCCTTCTCCTTCAGGGCCGGGTAAGACATGCGGCCGAGGGTGTGGTCGATGAGGTAGATGCCGTGGTCCGACTCGCCACCCACCAGGCCGCAGGAGGGGTCGTTCTGCTGCTTCTCCTTGAAGGCCGTGTCCCAGGACATGACCTTCCGCTTGAAGGGGGGGAGGGGGAGCGCAGGGTCGTAGAACCGGATGAAGCCTCGTTTGAAGATCACGCCTTCCTTGTTCGCCGGGCGCTGCTGGTGCTGCCCCGCGAAGCCCACGGAGGCGAGAAGGCGCTCCTCGCGCGCGACCACGAGGGGGGTATCCCGGGCGGGGAAGAAGAGCTCCCCTTCCCGGGTGCGGGGGTCGCCCGGGTGGGCCTGGGCGTCGCCCTCTTCGAACTTCTGCCGGATGACCACATGCCGCCAGGACTGGCCGTCCACCTCGAGCACGTGGCCGGTGAGGTCCAGGCTGTGGGTGCGCTGCTGGATCAGGATCGTGTTGCCCGTGGTCTGGTCCTTGAGCCGGTTGTGAAAGGTCAGGTCGTACGCGGCGATGACCGCCTGCAGCTTGGCCTCGCTCACGTCCTTGGCGTCGTTGGGGTCGTCGATGTAGATGTCGTGCACCCGCTTGCCGGTGCCCTTGGAGAGGATCGTCGTGGCCTGGCGCTCGCCGCCCGAGGTGTTGCGGAACCAGCCCTTGGCGTCCTGGTCCCGGGCCATCTTCCATTCCGGGCCGAAGGCCTGGTACCAGTCCGTCAGGATCAGATTCCGGCACTTCATGGAGTCGCGGAAGGCGACCTCGTCGGAGCCGGAGATGTGGAGCGAGGTTCGGGAGGGCTGGCGCAGCCACATCCACGCCGGGGCGCAGACGCTGACGATCGTGCTCTTCAGGCTGCCCGGGGGCACGTTGATGACCAGGTTGCGGTGCTCCCCCCTGCCCTCCAGCAGCGCCTGAACCTCGTCGCAGAGGACGCGGATATGCCAGTTGAGGACCAGGGGCGTGCCGGGGTCGATCTGCTCCCAGGCCTGCAGGAAGAACTCGAAGAGGCTGCGCCGGGCCAGCTCCTGCTTGACCTCCTGGAGCGTGGGGAGGGATTCGATCTTCAAGCGGTCTCCCCCTCTATCTCCTGCAGCACCTCGGCAATCCGGGCCAGCTGGGATTCGGTGTAGCCACTGAGGTCCTTGGGCTGATAGGGCTTGTCGCCCATGGGGTTGGTCGGCGCGACCTTCACCGGCGCGTCGAGTCCATGGAGCTTCCGGCGGCTTTCGCTTAGCCTGATCCAGGCGAAGGCAGCCGACATGATGCCTTTCTTCATCTGGGTCAGGATCGGAATGCTGGCCATGTCCAGGCGTTCAGATTCCAGGCGGCGCAGCTCGTCGGCGGTGCCTAGGCGCTGCAGGGCAAGGCGCTCCAGCTCCTCCATCACAATCTTGTGAGCCCTCTGGGTGGAAATGCCTAAGGCCTTTCCGATTTCCGCGAAGCTGGCCCCGCACTTCCTCAGCTCAAGCGCCCGGAGGCGCTTCTCCGCCCCGAGGATTCGCTGTGCACTTGTCTTCGACTGTTTCGCCATTTTTACCCCACATTTCAACGCTCAGAGTTCAACAGGCAGGCTGCTGCCTTTTCGCTTGTTTTCCGGTCATTTGCTCCCAGCGGGCGACGATGACGTCGCAGTAACGCGGGTCCAACTCCACCAGGCGCGCAATGCGCCCAGCCTTCTCGGCAGCGATCAAGGTGGTACCGGACCCCGCGAATGGATCCAGGATCACGTCGCCAGGCCTGCTTGAGTTCTCCAGACAGTACGCAACCAGGTCCACAGGCTTCATCGTGGGGTGCTCGGTGCTGCGCTGGGGCCGGTCGAAGGTGAGGATGGTGCTCTGGGATCTATCACCTTCCCAGACGTGGGCGGCACCTGGGGCCCAACCGTAGAGGATGGGCTCGTGCTGCCAGTGATAGTCCTGACGGCCGAGGACAAAGGCCTGCTTGACCCAGATCAGACACTGCTTGAGGAGCCAGCCGGCCTCGAGCATGGTGGCGCGAAAGTTCACGCCCTCGCTGTCGGCGTGGGCGACGTAGATGGGACCTCCGGGCTTGGTGACGGAGAGGGCAGCGCGATAGAAGGCGAGGAGGAAGGCCCGGAAGCTGGCGTTGTCCATGGAGTCGTTCTGGATCGTCAGGGCTTCGACGGTCTTGCCCTCGTAGGCCACGTTGTAGGGCGGATCGGTCCAGACCATGTCCGCGCGGGCACCGGCCATGAGACGCGCCAGGTCCTCCGGACGAGTCGCATCGCCGCAGAGCAGGCGGTGGTGGCCGAGGATGATCATCTCGCCAGGGGTGGTGATGGGCTCGGCCGGGAGATCTGGAACCTCGTCCGGGTCGGCATCTGGAAGGAGACCGGACTGGTCCTGGAGGCTGGCCAGAAGGGTGTCGATTTCGCAATTCGCGAAACCCAAAAGTTCCAGGTTCACCTCGAGGGCCTGCAGCTCGGCCAGCTCGAGTGCGAGGAGTTCCTCGTCCCAACCGGCGTTCAGGGCAAGGCGGTTGTCGGCGAGGATGTAGGCTCGCCGCTGGGCGTCTGTGAGGTGGGAAAGCTCGATGCAGGGCACCTGGGGCAGGGCCAGCACTCGGGCCGCCAGGAGCCGTCCGTGGCCCGCGATGACGCCACTCTGACCGTCGACCAGGATCGGGTTGGTCCACCCAAACTCGCGGATACTGGCGACGATCTGAGCGACCTGGGCCTCGGTGTGTGTCCGGGCGTTCCGAGCGTAGGGGATAAGCGCTTCGATGGGGCGGTATTCGAGATGAAGATGGTTCATGCCACCCTCGCCCGCATGGCTTGCTCGAACTGCTGACAGGCGCTTTCGACTGAGTCGGCCCAGAAGGCGATGGCGCCCTTGGCGCGCAGCAGCTCGAGCATGCGGGCCTGAAGCTCCGTGGGCCTGTTGCCCGGGGTCTTCACCTCGACATAGACGGCCCACCCCTGAGGGGGAACGACGCCCACAAGATCGGGGAAGCCTGCGGGGGTAGCAGAGTGGCCCCCCTGCCCCCGGCCTTGCCCCTGACGCATGCTTGCGGCCCCGGAGTCGACGTGAACGAGGGCGATGTTGTAGCGGAGACGGAAGGCCTGCTGAATGGTGCGCTGAATGCCTTTCTCGGGCTGGGCCTTGGGCTTGGAGGAGCGCTTCGGCGCGCACATGCCGAGGCCGAAGGGGGGGAGGGAGTAGTTCATGCGGAACTCCGGAGGTCGCTCAGGTCGCTCGGCAGGTCGCTCACTCCAAAACCCTTGTCTTTATTACTTCTGAGCGACCTGAGCGACCTGAACAACCTAAATAGGGGGAAAAGGGCTGAAAGAAAAATTCGAGGGAGACATACAAACAGGGGTAAACGTCGCTCAGGTCGCTCAGATCCAATACCAACTAAGCCCGAGGTCGCTCGGGTAGGTCGCTCGGGGTCGCTCGGTCGCTCGGTCAGTCTCCATCCGATGGGAACCATCGCTTCAACCTCCTCTCGCCTACGCCCCGGCAGTGCCAGCCCATGCTCTTGAGGATCTGGGCCACCTTCATGGCGGATCCCCGCGTCTGCTGGGAGACAGGGATTCCCATCTGGCTCATGACCTCGGCGGTACTGAGGCCTTCGAGGTTGAAGAGCCTCCCCGCCCTGGAGAACGACGCCAAGGCCTGATCAACCTGTGACTCCCATGGGTCTTCCGCTTCGAATTTGCGGGCGTCCTCGGCTCGGAGGTTGTCGATCTCCGGGGGGAGCCAGTGATCCACGCCCTGGTGATAGGCGTCCATGGCTTCCGCCCACAGCTGCTCACGCCACTCGTTCAGCATCCCGAGTTCCAGGGTCTTGCCGATCTTGATGGGCCAGAAGCGCCTCGACCCCGTTGGGTCCACCAGTAGCTCGTCCTTGTTCGCCGTGCCCACGATGATGCAGCTGCGGGGGAACACGCCCACGCTGCGGCCGTAGGTGGGGCGGAAGATATCCTTGGACGTGCTCAGGAACGCCTTCAGCCGCTCCACGTCCCGGTTGCTGGTCACGTGGTCGATCTCGGCGAACTCGTTGAACCAGGAGCGGTGGAGGACCATCGGGCCCTCCTTCGACTCGAGGTCGATAGGGCTGTCACCGAAGTTGTCCTCACCGGCCAAGACTTTAAAGAAGGTGCTCTTCAACGCGCCCTGCTTGCCCGTGAGAATGAGGACCGTGTCCATCTTGGTGCCAGGGCAGAACACCCGGCGCACGGCGCCCACCATCGTCCGGAAGATGTACTGATAGGCCAACGGGCTGCTGTCGCCGAGAATCTCTGGCGCCACCTTCCGAATTCGCTCCTGCCCATCCCATGGCGGCAAGTCTCGCAGCCATTCGCGAACCGGGTGAATCGGCTGGCAGGAGGCCTGGGCCAGGATTTTGGACGCGGTGTCCTCGCGCCCGAAATTGAGGTGCCACGCGTCCTCGATCTGCTCTTGGACCCAGTCCACAAACACGTCGCCCACCACCGCGCCGTCGTAGATCACGTCGCAGGTCATCTCATTCAGCGCCAGGCGCGCCCCCCACTGGTGGTGGAGGCGCAGGATCTTGGAGAGATTGCCCGCTGTCTTCTGGATCTTGCCCTTGTCGTTCCTGTGGAGCAGCTCGTCCAGGCTCCCGGAGCCTCCGGTCTCCACGGATTCAGCCGCCCCGCCAACCGGAGGACGCCAGGTGCTGGGGCGAGGGTCGTGCGTGTGCTCGTCGAGCTTCGAGCCCATCGGGGCGGTGCCGGACTTCAGGGCCGAGGCAATCTTCTTGCGCAGGTCGATCATGGACCAGGCGGGAACGCACTTATTGTTCCAGTCGCAGAGATAGGCCAAGGCCTGGTCCTCGGGTAGCGCGAACTCCCGCACGAGTTTGCAGGCCACTCGGAAGGTGTGGGCATCGCCCCCTTGACCCTGAATTGCTCCAGGAGTCGCAGCCAGGTACGCGCGCACCCGCTTCTCCATGGCGTCCTGGGGATTCACCAGAGGCTGGATCTTCTCACTGAGCCAGGAGGCCTGGAACACAGGCAGTGAGTCCAGATCGGACCAGTCGCCCTCTTCCTCGTAGATGGCTCCCGAGGAGTGGACCGATCCGGGAGCCACCACGTAGCCGCCGTCCCCGCGCACGTCCAGGGCCATCCCGGCGATCTTGGCGTTGTTGCGGACCTCATGCCCGGGGTGCAGAAACCAGTAATGCTTGCGCCCCTTGCTGGTGAGCGTGCGAACTGGACTAGGGTGGTTCGTCGCCAGCCAGGAGACCGCCTCGGGACTGTCTCCATCGATGACAACCACCCGGGACACCCCGCCGGTGACGATGGCGAGGTTCAGATCCTCGTGGCCGGTAAACCAGCCGCGGATCTCTTCCTCGGTCGGCGGCCGCTTCTGGAATTCCTTCCAGGAGTGCAGCGCCGGGCGCTTGTCCCGCGGCTTGATGGGAATGATGCTCAACCCGAGGGACAGGTACCGAAGCGCCCGGTCCAGGGGGTTGGCGCGGATTGTCGGCGCGCTCATCATCAGGCCCCTCGAGCCAGACGCCAGGCCTCACGGTCGGCCGGAGTGCGGGACGGGTCCTCCTCCGGGTGAACGGCGGGGGTGTCCAGAATGACCAGGTGCCGGGCCTCAACCAGGAGCGGCTGCGCGGCCTGGTGCTGGTTGAGGCGCCCGAGCCGGATGGCTTCCTGGAGCAGGTTCTCGAATCGAATCGCGGCCTCGGTCTTCATCGGCGGGCCTCGCGCTCGAGGGCATCCACGATGCTGTTCACGAAGCTCTGGATGCGCTGCCAGGTGCGGAGGTCGGCCTGCTTCTCGTCCGCGGTCCAGGCCCCATCCGAGGCGATGTTCTCGATGGTCTGGGCGAGGGCAGCGCCGCTGTGCCGACTGAAGAGGGCGATGAGCACCTGGGCGTCATGCTTGCTGGAGACGGGGCCCGTTGGCACGATCTCGTAGCCACACTGGGCCGCCACCCATCGGAGTAGGCCTGCGCCGTAGGTGCGGGTCCAGCCGATGAGGCGCCAGGCTGGCATGTCGCAGCCCCGCTCGGCGCCCCAATGGGAGATCAGGGAGGGGTCGACGCGCATTTCGCGCGCGCAGGCCTCCTGCTTGGCTTCGTTGTGGTCCGCCTCGATGCGGACCTGTCGCTTGAACCGCTCACGAAGTGGGGAATCATGTGAGTCGGACTGCCCCTGAGTGGGGTCTGACACGATACTGGGTTGCATGACGATCCTCGGAGATGGCAAACAAGGGGATAAAGGACCGCCGGACCTGGGTGGAGCCAAGCCCGGCGGGAACGACCCTGGCCCCGGGTGCAGCCGGGACTGGGGCGAAAGGGTGACGGTGATCTTTCTGACCCTGGACCAGCTGCGGGAGTTCGGCCCGCTGGCCCTCCGGGAATGGCTCAAGCGCCACAGGCCTCAGAGGCCGAAGCTGCAGCGCAGCGCGCAGGTGATTGAGTTTGATCGGCATCAGGCCGCCACGGAGGGAGGAGGCTGATGAGCCGGGGCGTCCTCCTCAAAAAACTCAGTCCAGCGGATCAGCCCGCCGGTGGCGGTCTCGATGCGCTTGGCGAGGGCGACGGAGGGGTGAACCGGGGTCCCATCCGGGCGATGACCCGCCAGCACAAAGGTAAGGTGAAGGCGATTACACCTAAGAATTCGGGCAAGTGCGGTCTTGTTGGGGACTCGGTTTCCCAGATTGGCCATGCTCGAAGTGTTGCCCATTTTGCAACATTGTCAATACCTGGCAATGTTGTTTTTAAGGCAACACAGTCTCATCTTGAGGCAATGGATATCTGGCCACAGCGCAAGACTTTTCGGACCATTGCCCAACAATGGGCAAAGGATCAAGGGTTAGACCGAGCGGGGCTCGCAGCGCGCCTTGAGATTAACGAAGGCAGTCTGCACAGCCTCTTTTACGACAAATCGCGAAAGGCTGGGCTTGATCTGCTGAAGCGCTCAGCATCGCTCTTCGGTTGCAGCATCACTCAATTTATCGACGATCCCGGTTCTCCAGCCCCCATGGGAATCGATGGATCAGAATGGAGCGAAGTTTCCGAGCGCACCCGCGTCCTCGCTTCCGCGATGTTCCAAGACCTACGGGCCCTCCCAGAGGACGAGCAGCAGATCTACTACGAGCTCTGGAAAAAGGGCCAGGAGATCGGACGAGCTAGGCTAGCCGCCGAGGCGAAAGAGAAGCTGCAGGCTGAGCCCGAGCCCGAGAAAACGAAAAAGCCCCAGCGACGCTGAGCGTCCTGGAGGCGAGATGAATCAACCAGCGAAGAGACGGTCTCCGAAGTGGTATGGGAAGACCTACCCCACGTGGGAGGATCTCGAGAAATATGCCTGGGTTCTTGGGGCCTCGGTGGTCGTTGGTCGGATTCACGCGGGAGTGTTTTTCCCGGGAAACGACTACGAGCTGCCTCTGATTGCCATCCCCCAGGACACCCCACCCCTCGCCCGCATCTGGGCCCTTGCCCACGAGCTGGGGCACCTGGTGCAGCACGCGGGCCCGAAGGGCGAACTGATGTGGTCGAAGGATGAGGCCCAGGCAAACCGCTGGGCTGCATGCGCCCTCATACCTGAGGCCAGGATCCTGGAACACCAGAACGCCAGCGTGGACGCCTTTGTTGGCGCGCTTTCGGCTCACTACGAGGAGCTGCCGCCGGTGAACTGCGCGCAGCGACGGCTTGCTGGGAGGATCGCCAAGATTCGCCTGAAATACCTAGAGATCAATACAGCGAACCCGAAATAGAGCCCCGCTTCGGTGGGGCTTTTTTGTGGCTCAGAAAAAAATCGAATGGGGGGTTGACTTCATGTTGCCTAGATTGCAACATGGTTGCATCCACCCCGGCACCCCCTCGCCCACGGTGGCACGAAGGAAACCCCCATGCCCCTCAACCCTGAAGACCTCGTTGCGGACAACGTCATCAACGGCGGCCACATCCATGCGCACGCCGGAACCCTTTCAGGGTATGGCTTGGTTCGCAGCCGGAGCCGGTTCATGGTTCGTGTAGGCGGGCTCGTTGCCGGGACCGTTTACGAGACGAACGCCAGGGAAGAGGTTGGCCACCACATGCTTCACCAGGATCTCGTCCGAGATGTTCATCATCGCGTGGACCAGCTCTTCCAGGATGGAGGCGACCTGGAGATTTCGTGGGTATGCGGCCGTTTTGACAACGTCGATGAATATGAAGTTGTCCATGTGCATGTTCACCGCAGCCTCATTGAAGGTGAAAGTGAAGCGACAGTTACCGAGATTCAGATCGAAGGGGCTGGTCGCAAAAATGACATGAACTGGAGTAGTGAGGCGAACGCTGGGGAGAATTGCGCCCACAGCAAGCCAGAACGATTGAATGACGGGCCTAGCTCCCTCCAGAAGGGTTGCAGCTTCGATCAGCAGATGTCCTTGAGCCTTGTCAGGTAGACCTGACTCGATTTCTTGAACCGTAATGATTCCTTCCCCCATGGGGCCTCCCTGATTGGCTGATTTGCACCTTCCATCATAGGCCCCACCCTTCCCCGCCACGTCCAGGCGTGCAGGCCGGACGGGACAGCACTGCGCCATTCCGGCGCCAAGGAGAACGTATGTCCGTCGTCACCTTCAAACCTGCCCCACCCCAGGGCCCCAAGCCGCCCCGGACCCCGGGCGCGATCATGCGGAGGGCCGCATGATCCACGAAGAACTGAGCGGTATCGACAAGGCCCTCATTCTAGGCAACGCAGCCAACACCAAGTTGGAATACACAGCCAAGCCCACCCTGAAGGACAAGAAGGAATCCCGCGATCTCTTCAAGCGAGCCTACAAGATCCTCGAAAACGTAATTGGGCTTGAGGAAGAGGACATCTACGAGACGGGCCCACGGCCAGATGATGCCTTCACGGATACCGCCGAGCACGAGATTCACCTTCCGGTAGTGGAGACGCCGGAAGAGGAACTGCTCCCTGCGCCCGTCGACTTCCTACGTTCCTGGGAGACCTGGACCGAGGAGGAGCGCAAAGAGCAGTTCGACATCCACATCGAGGCCCTGACCAGCCTCCACGCCGAACAGAATCCCGACCAGGAAGACCCGCTCGACGTGGTGCCGTTCCTTGAGATCTTTGGAGAGAACCCGCTCTGGGCCTTCCGCTCGGTGCTCTTCTGCCTGGCGCAGGAGCCGGTTCTCTTCACCTACCCCGATGCTCAGGATGTGGGCGCGTGGGCCGAGGCCCTCATGGGTGAGCCTGTCGACGTAAACACCTTCGACACCAAGCTCGCCGAGCTGGAAGAGGCAGGCGTCAAGGAAGGCGGCCTGAAGCGGAAGGCCTGGAAGAAGGCGGAGAAGGCCTGGCGGGACTCCTACCTGCTGGCTGCCCCCTGGACTCTCGAAGCTCTGCTCTGGCGCCTGGTGCAGTCGACCATCACCTGGGACGTACCCACCCCTGAGGAGATGGACACCCCCGAAATCGCTCACGCAGTGGGAGAGGAGTAGCCATGGCCATTCAGATCAAGAAGGCCGTCCGGGAGCGGGTCTTCCTCAAGGTGGTCGTCACCGGCCCATCCGGCAGCGGGAAGACCTTCGGCGCCATCGGCATCGCCAAGGGCCTCGCACCCAACGGCAAGATCCTGGTGCTCGATACCGAGAACCGAAGTGCCAGCTACTACGCGGGCCGCTGGGATTTCGACGTTGCCGAGTTGGACGCCCCGTTCACCACGCAGAAGTATCTCGAAGGCCTCCGGGCCGCGCTGGACAACGGGTACGAGGCCGTGGTGATCGATTCCCTCACCCACGAGTGGGCCGCCAGCGGTGGCATCCTCGACCAGAAATCCCAGAAGGACGCCCGGGGGGGCAACAGTTTCTCCAACTGGAACGATATGAAGCAGCTCCACAACAAGTTCGTGGAGACCCTGCTCCAGTCCCACATCCACGTCGTCTGCACCCTCCGCTCGAAGATGGAGTACGCCCTCGAGCAAGACGAGAAGGGTAAGAGCAGCGTCCGCAAGATCGGCCTCGCACCCATCAGCTCCGACGGCATGGAGTACGAGTTCGGTGTGATGTTCGACGTCGACCGGAATTCCCACCTGGCGATCGCGTCGAAAGACCGCACCGGGCTATTCGAGGGCCGGAACCTGAACCTGGACGAGACCGTGGGCAGAGAGTTGGCCACCTGGCTTGCCTCTGGCGCGGAACTCGCCCCTGTCACCAACACCACCAGCGCCGCGGCAACCGCGCCCCAAGGAAGCGCGCCTCCCCCGGCCACGGTGGAAACAAGGGCCACACCCCCGAGGGCGCAGAGCGCCGCTCAACCTGTGGCCCAGGGGGCGCAAGCCCCCTCCCCTTCACCCGAGCCTCCCGCCGAATGGGTTTCGGCCATGACTGAGCTGGCCGCGGCCACCCTGGGCATGCCGGAGCAGACCCGCGCCAAGCTGGTCGCCACCTGGGAGGCGGAGGGCCCGGAGAAGCTGAAGGAGCTCAAGGCGGAGATCGCCACCATCCGTCAGGCCATGGAGCCCGCCACCGTCGGCGCCGTGATGGCGCAGTTACCGCAGAGGGAGAAAGCCCCCTCCGGTCAGGCAGCCAGCACATTCGTTGACGGTGTTGACCCCGACACGGACGAGACCAATGGCGGCATCAACCGCGACCAATACGACGCCCTCGACCAGCTCATCGGCGCCTTCGGCATCAATCGGGACGCCCTGCGCTCCTACTGCTTCAAGGCCGGGCATCTGCTCCCCGGCGCCAACGGCCCCACGCTGGCCCGGATGAAGGCCGATTACTTCGCCCAGCTGCGGGACAAGCTCTGCAACAAAAAGATCGCGCAGGGCAAGGAAACCTGGTCCGAGCGCACCGTCCGAATCATCAACTCGACCCCCATCACGACCTTCCAGCCCATCCCGGCTGCCTCCTAGGAGATCTCCATGTCCTTCACCCCTCCCGGTGTTGTCGCTGCAGCAGCCTTCGGCGCGGGCGTCCACGCCGCCTGCATCCTCGTGCGGATCGACCAGGCTAAGAAGCCCGAGGCCTTCAAGGCTTCCGTGGTCTACATCGCCACCTACCGTGACACCGAGTCCGGCGCCGAGGTCGACGACATCATCAAGTTCGACGGCTCCAAGCGCGATTACTACGCGGGGCTCCGCGTGGAGCGCCTGCACGCCATCATCGGCGCTGAGCTGCCCCCCGATGGGCATCACCCCGACTTCAAGCAGCTGATGGACCTCTCGGACGGCCTGTTCTTCACGGTCGAGCTGGAGGAGACCCAGAGCAACGGCAAGACCTACCTGAACATCAAGGACGTTCGGGCCAACGACGAGGTGCCCATCTAATGGACACCGGACTCATCACCATCACCCCCGAATCCCAGGAGCTGATCGCCTTCGCGCACACCTTCCTGGCCACCGCCGAGGCGATCCGGATCACCACGCCGGAGGAGGCCCAGGCCGCCGTCGACCAGACGCGCCAGATCAAGGAGTGCGCGAAGACGGTGGAGGAGGTCCGCAAGTCCTTCACCACGCCCCTGGACGAGCAGAAGAAGGCCTACATGGACCTCTTCCGCCCCGCCTCGGATGTTCTGGTCAAGGCCGAGGCTCTCCTGAAGAGCGCCATCACCACCTTCAACCAGGAGCAGGAGCGTATCGCGACCAGGGAGGCCGAGGAGCGCCGCCGTCAGGAGCAGATCGAGCGGGACCGACAGGCGGAGGAGCAGAGGAATGCCGCCGCCCTCCTGGCAAAGTCCGAGGAGGCGGCCGCCAACGGCGACTTCGCCGCGGCCGAGGCCCTGGAGCAGCAGGCGGCCGCCGTCCAGGAGGTCGCCGCGCCCATCGCTGTCCCCGCCACGCTGGCACCCGAGAAGCCCAAGGGTGCCGCCTTCAAGAAGGTGTGGAAGTGCCGGGTGGTGGACGCCGCCCTGGTGCCCGACCAGTTCAAGACCATCAACGAGAAGGCCCTGGATGCCTACGCCAAGAGCATGAAGCAGGACGCGAAAGTGCCCGGCTGCGAGTTCTACGCCGAGGACCAGGTCGCCATTCGCTGACCTCACACCCAGAGCGACCCACTCATGAAAGGAACGCCATGAAATTGCCTTGGATCAGCATGAAAGACCGAATGCCACCCAGCGGAGAGCGGGTACTGGCGGTAAATGCCAACCCGATCATTGGCACCGCAATCATCAGCACAGATGGTCGAAACCTAAACGGAGAGGGATACCACAAGGAACTTTTCGTCACCCACTGGTGCCCCACCTCCGAGATCGAATTGCCAACGGCATGAGGCTGTCCCGGAGGACGGGCCGTGTCCCTCTGAAGCCACTATCCAAACGAGGAATCCATGACCCAAAATTCGACCCGAATGATTCCCAAGCCCATCGAAGCCGTGGTGGGGAAAGTGACTCCAAAGCCTGATGGATCTTGGGACATCGCCCTTATGCCTGACTGCACCACATGGCTCTCGATCCACGAAAACGAAGTGGAGTGTGAGCCGCAACCGGGCGACATCGTCACGATTCAGCCGCCCTATGTCCTCGCCCACCAATCCATCGATCAATCGGAAAAAAGATCTAGTCGATGA